CAACAGATGGTTCTTACTATTTTAAAAATGCCCATGCTATTTCTTATTCGATGTTAGTAGCGTTGCATATGAATATAATAGACGAAAAGCAGTGATACAGGTTGTTTTTGGTCCTGGATGCTATGGTAATTATCTAGCAAATTGTTTGTATAGTTACACTGACTTATCAGACTGTGTAACAAACAACATTAAATTTGACATTTCGGGTAGTAGTCATGCCGCCCGGCGAAACGATGATCTGCTACAGTATATCCAGATAGAGCATTACATAGATTTAGAGGTGATCAACGATGATGCTGTCATAATTTCAGCAGATCCTACCCATTATTTAGATTATCATGACAATCAGTTTAGCAAGAATAATAATTTCGACTTAGATAGATTTTTAGTTACCCTCTTTAGCAACGGCAACACACAACACAAGATAGATAATCATTGGGATTGTAGTTCTACTTGGGCACTGCGTGAGCTTCTTTCTTTTTCTATACAAGAAGTACTTGATTCTACGTATTCATGGTACAATGCAGATAATAGTGTAGTTTGTTCTAATGATCTGTTTACTGATCTATACAACGTGCTTGGTTCTATTACTAGTCGAATAGGAAATAAGGTCATTGTTCCAAAAGATATAATAGATAGCAATCATAAAAAGTTTATAGGACTGCAAGAGTTTCATAATATACAAATACGGTGTAATCAATGGGTTGATGATATAATATGCAATAGGGATATTGAGTGTCCGTGTGTAACTATTTTTGATGAAGCGTATGTGCAACATCGATTAAGACTAAAAGGATATGAAATTAAGTGTGATGGATTAGACATATACTTAGGTGCAAGTGATATGCATGCACTTATATATCAGCCCTAATCAAGCCTTGGGTCTCGGACAAGAGTAATAGATTTTCTTTTAGATCTTTTATGAGCAATGTTGTCGAGACTAGTACAAGGACCACTTAATAATTCTACAGTTTTGCTAGTGAACGTTAGCCTGTACATTTTAAACATTGCCCACTCATCTTTTAAGAATAAGTTAATCGGTATACTTCTATTCGATTCCCACCACCAAGTCTCACCTAGGTCTAAGAATAACTGTTTCTCTTCTTGATCTTGTATAGCACCGAAATTATACATAGTAGTAAAGAGCTTGTCCTGGTTCATTACTATTCCTATATATTCAACCCCTGCATAACGAACTATTGATAAGAATGGGTATTTTTCAGACACCTTTAAAAATAGCTCATTTTCCATATAAATATACGCATGTATTCAACTAAAGTCTATTTATACAACCAGCACAAGCGGGTCATAATGATTGATCCGAATTTAGAATTAACCAGCATTTATAAAGCGAGGTACCACGAAGTGTACGCATATGATTTAAAAGCACATAAAGGAGTAGACACTACTTTACTATTTCAATTTCTTAATCAAGATCAAAAACCTATTAATTTAGGTAGCACAACGTTTACTTTTAGGGTACTGTCTAGAGAGGGAAATGAAATACTACTAGCAAAAGACCTAACAGTAACTAACGTAGCGAAAGGCACAGCAAAAATCACTTTAACAGAAAATGACTTAAACAACATCGAATCGCAACGAGCACATTATACCATTGAGAGAGACTTTAATTCGTTATTCGAACCAGCATTTATAGATGATGATGCTAATGCAAGGGGCAACTTGGATATAGTTGATAGTGTTTATACTGCGTTTGTTCCTAGTGTTAATGTAACAACTACAGATTTGGCTAAACTTAGTAGACCACCAAGGTCTGACCAAATAGTTACTAGTCAAGTAGAAACTAAAGACCAACTAGTGCATACGTTACAGGTAGATTTAACTAGTTTTGTAGGTAGTTTAAAACTTCAAGGCTCAGTAGTAGGCGGAAGTAGTACATTAGAGTGGTATGACATTATACCCGATGCAGGGAGTTCAGCAACAACTTTTTCTACAATAGGTGGTACAACGAGTAATAACTACTATAATGTATCCGGAACACATCCTTTCTTAAGGATAAAGATAGAAGGAACACCACTAAGTATTACACCAATAGAGGGCTCAATTGATAAAATATTATACAGATAAACTTTAATGTCGGCAAACAATAAATTTAGTGGCGCTAGCGTCATAGCCAAACAACATTTAAAACTAATGGATGTTAAAGCAATAACAGAAGCACAGCAAACATTCTTTGATAATTACGACAGCGGGAAATCGCAGTTGTTATTAGGCTTTCCAGGAACAGGTAAAACGTTCTTAAGTCTGTACAAAGCATTCCATGAGATAATCAACGGTAAGACAGAAGTATCAAGGATTATTATTGTTAGAAGTGCAGTTCCAACACGCGACATAGGCTTCTTACCAGGCGATTTAAACGAAAAGTCACAGATATATGAACTTCCATACAAGCGGATATGCTCTGAGCTGTTCGGACGCGACGATGCATACGAGATATTAGTAGCAAAAGGTGTAATACAGTTTATGATTACATCTTATGTACGAGGTATTACGTTAAGTAACTGTATTGTATTAATGGATGAATTCCAAAACTGTACAGCACACGAAGCAGACTCAGTATTAACTAGACTAGGCAGAGATTCCAGAGCAATGTTCTGTGGTGATTTTATGCAAACTGACTTTACTAAATTAAAAGACATGGATATCGGTAAGTTTGTTGAAGTGTTAGAATCGATGGGCAACTGGTTTAGTATAAATGAATTTGGTGTAGAAGATATTGTACGATCCGGGCTAGTTAAAGCATACATCCAAGCTAAGTATTTAAAGCATCAAGACGGATACTAACAGAGGAGAAAGAGGATGAAAGACAAACTTATAGAACTATACTTAACTAATAAAGAACTTGTAGTACCTATAACCATAATGATACTAGTTATTCTACTGATATTTTCAGGTCCTAATGACACAAAAGCATAACCAAGTCGACAAAGACTCAACTTTTGACGAAATTACACAAGAGAATATAGAAGAATTTAAAGATAAGTTCTCTACTAGCACTGGACATACTAAAGACTGCATAAACGAAACTGTAGAAGCTATGAAAGGGTTAATAGTAAAAGTTTGTAGAGATAAGCAAGCAGATTTGCAAGGAGTATTGGATTCAATTGGTATTGAAGCCTTTGATAATCATCTTAGAGAAATATTAGCAGGAAAGAAATGTAATTGTGGGCGAACAAAATACCTCAGTTAAAAACATAGTATCATTTGGTTGTAGTTGGGCATACGGTGATGAGCTTATAGACCCAAAACTAGAAGGCCACGGAATTCCTAGTCATTATACACAAAATGACGAATACCGACTATCACGTTGTTACACAGGGTTACTTGCTAAGCAATTTAACCTAGTACAAGAAAATTTAGCATTCCCTGGATCAAGTTTACAATCAATGCAGTGGAATCTCATGTGGTGGTTAGACAACCATACTGAGGATTATATTAAAGATTCTGTTCTTTTAGTTGGGTTAACAGATGAAAGCAGAACTAGTTGGTTTAATCCTAACCATGAAGTTGGGTATGACGACCCTGAGTGGAATAGACATTTGCACGCACAATGGTTAGATCATGCAGGCCCTAATGTAGATGATAACTGGCATGAACTAAGAAAGTATTACACTGCAATGTCATCATGCGCTGATTTATATAAATTAAATTACAGCACAACTGTTAGATTGTTTGACGGAGTATCATCACGGTACGGTATTCCAGTGGTACAAGTTAATACAATTGCTAAGTCGCACATAGACTGTAACACTTTAGTAGATGTAAACATACGTAGTGAATTAAACAACGAAAATAAACATTTTCCAGTTTATAATCCCGGCGGACACCCAAACGAGTTAGGCCATGTAATTATTGCCGAATTATTAACAAAGTACTTGACAGATATCTAAATCAATCATATAATGATTAGCGTACATGGAATATTACTATGTCTCCACTTATAGCGTTGGTCTGCGTTTTGTACAGAATAGACCCTAGAGCTGTTTGCTATCCACTCTCGCTCTAGAGTTATTTGGTAACTTTGAGATAAGTTACAAACAAACGAATAGCGAGTACGAAGGTTTTGCGTACTTCCATTAAACAAAGCTGTGTTCTAAACATGTTCCAAGTTTAGTTTAGAAAAAGTGGCGAGGTATTCCGAAGCATAACGCCATGCACAAAAATATTATGTTAGCGTAAAGGTGATACCTTTCATTAGCATGGTGGTCCGCATGCACGTGATACGGACTTTTAAATTCTTTTATCGTACACACGTATGATTTTGGTAACATTTAGGTTTGTTTATTGCTAATAGTGTTACCTTACCTATATATAATAGTACTAATGTTAGATATACTATCTTACTTACCTCCCAAACGAAAGAAAACTTCTAGTGGATGGATAAGTTTCAATGCTGTTTGCTGTTCACACAATGGTGAAACATTTGATAAACGCGGGCGTGGCGGAGTAATGATTGATAGCACTACTGATTGGCACTATCATTGTTTTAACTGCGGATACAAAGCAGGCTTTACATTAGGTCGTCCTGTTACAATTAAAGCGAGACGTTTACTAGGTTGGTTAGGTGTAAGCAGTATTGATATCGATTGGCTTAACTTAGAGAGTCTAAAGCATAAAAGTATTACTGATATTTTAGATGACAGGACTGTGTCACGCAAAAAGATAACATTTAAAGAAGTTATGTTACCAGAAGAAGCAAGAGCGATAACACAGCACGATAAAAAGTTCGTTAACTATTTAGAGGGCAGAGGACTAAAATATAACGAGTATCCGTTTATGATTACACCTAAAGGCAAAGCACGTTATAAGAATAGGATAATCATACCGTACACGAACGATAACAAGATAGTAGGGTACACATCACGTTTCCTAGACGATAGGCTACCTAAATACCTAAACGAACAACAACCTGGATATGTATTTGGATTAGACTTACAGAAGGAGAACTGGCAGTTCGCTGTTGTTACAGAAGGAATACTCGATGCGATAAGTATCAATGGACTAGCAGTTCTGCATAATGAAATAAGTAACGATCAAGCAGAACAGTTAAAGCAATTGTACAAGGAAGTCATAGTAGTACCAGACCAAGATAAAGCAGGGTTAAAGTTAGTTGAAAAAGCTATCGAACATGGCTTTAACGTAAGCATACCAAAGTGGGGTAATAAGGTTAAAGATGTAAATGATGCTGTACAAAAGTATGGTAAAATAGCAACAATGCTTTCTATAGTTAGCAACAAACAAAGTGGATTCAAAGCAGAAGTAGCAACGAAATTTAACAAAAAGTTTAAATGAAAGAATACGGCAAGGATATACAAAAATTCTTCTTAGAAATGATGCTCGGCGATGCTGAGAGTTATATTCGTGTCCAGAATATTTACAATGTTGAAAACTTTCACGGAGACTTGCAAGAAATAGCAGAGTTCTTAAAGACACACTCTGATGACCATGGTACCTTACCAACTTACGAACAAGTTACAGCAACAACAGGCACAACAGTACAACCCGTAGCAAACTTAACTTCCGGTCATTACGACTGGTTCTTAACTGAGTTTGAAGGGTTTACACGTAGACAAGAGTTAGAGCGGGCAATATTACAAAGTGCAGACCTATTAGAAAAAGGTGAGTATGATCCTGTAGAAAAACTTATTAAAGATGCAGTGCAAATTAGTCTTACTAAAGATATGGGAACTGACTATTTCGAAGATCCTAGAGCAAGGCTACTAGCAATTAAAGATAATAACGGGCAAGTTAGTACAGGTTGGCCTATGCTCGATAAGAAGTTATACGGCGGGTTCAACAAAGGTGAATTACAAATATTTGCTGGTGGATCTGGTTCTGGTAAGTCGTTGTTTATGCAGAATTTAATGGTTAATTGGGTCGAACAAGGACTCAACGGTGTGTTTATTACACTAGAGCTAAGTGAAAACTTATGCAGTTGGCGTATAGACTCTATGATGACAGACACAGCAACAAAGGAAGTATTTAAAGACTTAGATAATGTCGAAATGAAAGTTAAAATGTTAGCAAAGAAGTCTGGTAAGTTAAGAATTAAATACTTGCCAGCACAAAGCACAATTAACGACATTAGATCTTATGTTAAAGAACTAGAGATACAGCACGGTATGAAGGTAGACTGTATGTGTATAGACTACTTAGACTTGTTGATGCCAGTTGGTACTAAAGTTAGTCCCGAAAACTTGTTTGTTAAAGACAAGTACGTATCAGAAGAGATAAGAAACCTAGCAAAAGAGTTAGATATCATTATGGTAACTGCATCACAACTAAACAGATCAGCAGTAGAAGAAATAGAGTTTGATCACAGTCATATTAGTGGTGGTATATCTAAGATTAACACAGCAGACAACGTGTTTGGTATCTTTACAAGCAGAGCAATGCGTGAAAGAGGCAAGTACCAAATACAGCTAATGAAGACACGTTCTAGTTCGGGAGTAGGACAAAAGGTAGAACTAGAGTTTGATATGAATACGTTACGTATTACAGACGAAGGTGCAGAACCAGAAGACGGTCCAACATCAAGTGAGATAATGTCAAAGATTAAAATTGGATTACCAAGTACACCACCTGCAACTGTTCCTAAAGTAAAAGCAAATACAACAAGTACTCAAAGTGCTAAATTGCAGAGTATGTTGAATAGCATCAAAAGTAAATAAATACAGCTAACGGCTAGGGGTCATTAATGCAAAAACGTACACGAAGCATTCTAGAAGAACTTGAAAACTTTCACATCGAAAGTGATAAGAAACATATTATCAGGAGTCGTGCTGATAGTCTTATCGAAAATGCAGGCAGGTTGTTAGACTTAATTTCTCAGACTTATACTACTGAAGAAACTGAGAACTTAACCCGCAAGTTATTGAATTCGATAAAAAGTGGTGATAATCGTAAGTTTCAACGTAGTCTAAGGAAAGTGAATGAGAGTAAACGAAATAGTTAAAGAAGATGTCGGAACTTATATTAAAAGTTTTGTTGACACTGTTGGTGACGAAGGGTTCTTAGAAGCATTTCGTAAAGCAAAAACAGATAGTAGAATACGTGATGTAGCAGAAGGTTGGCTTAACACTTGGAATGTTAGATTAGACCAGCTGTATAAAATGAATAACGGTAGATATCCAGCACAACAATTACTACAGAAGGAATTATCTCAATTTGTATATGTTGATATGCAGGTACCACAGAATAAATTCTCAGAAAAAGGAATACAAGAATTAGTTGACTATAGTTCTGTAGGTAGAGCAGATACTAATAAAGCATTGAACTACATGACAGCATTATTTACGTTAAGCATAATAGGTGAGGAAAATGTAGAGCCAGAACCAGAAGTAAACATAAAAACTCCAGCAGTACAACAATCTATACCGTTTGGAGAACCGATGCCCTCGATAAAAAAACAAGTTGGTGATATCGTTCCTGTTAAATGGGTACACGCAGAAGGCACAGTGTTCGTTAAGTATGATGGGCTATGGTTTTATGATATGGATGGATCCGGAGGGAAGTTTAAGTTAAGTCAGACTCCGTTAGAAAACCCGGGAGTATTAGAAGTTTCAGATTCACAAGAAGCTCCAGTTAGGATTGGACCGTCAGGTACAAGAACACTTGAGAGATTAACCCCAATAGTAGCGCAAGAGTGGTTAGAAGCGCAACTTAAACAAATGCAAGGAGCATAAGATAAACAATGAGTAAGTTTTCCTTTATGCAAGAGTTAACTGAAGCAAGGGTATTTAGACGCTTGTCAGAGGTTAGTAATATGAGTGTTGATCAAGTAGCATTACTAATGTTAAATTATTTTTATGCTCTTAGTATTCTATGGCACGAAGATCAGCGTACCGCAATACATTATTCTAGAAGCATAATGACGTATCCTACGTTTAAAGAGTTTAAAGTGTCACAGCCAGACTTATATAATGCAATGGTTATGCTAATGCAACAAAAGAAATATTTCGGTAAACAGTCTAGTTTTTCGTTGCCTGAGCTACGCATAAGAAGAATATTACGTGACATGAGTAACGGTAGAGTAGATGAACGTGATTTCTATCAATTACTATTAATACTAACGCGAGAGACTAAAGGCGTAACAGATATGCATCAAAAGTTACGTAGACAAGTACACGACTATAATAGAATAAGTGTATTTGATAGGATACGTAACATTAGACATTTGCTATTAGCAATGCGTAAAGGTGTAGGAGTTTATCCAGACTTACACGCACCACTACAAAAAATACTTAATAAGTTAACTTAGCAATCGTTTATCCTTTTCTGGCATAAATAATAGTAAGGTGCAACGAGTTGTTGGATCTACATACAAAAGATAAGGAGATATTATGGCAGGAGCAACTAAAGTTCATGGCAATCACGGTGCATTTGAAGCGGTAGGTCGCGACATTGCGATTAGTACTTTTAGCAAATCTAATATGACACAAGCAGAGCTAAATGATGTTTGTGATTTTATTATGACAACTAATACTATTACAGCAGTCGGTACATTTGTAGCAGGTACAACTGATGTAGTTACGATGGTTACTGAAGGTCCAGCAATTGCGGCAGGTTCTAACTTCGGTGGCGTAACTGGTGTTACATCAGCGGCATTAGCTAACTACTAAGAGTTAATCTTACGTAGTGCTTAACGCACATAAAAAAGCCTGGTTTTTTAGCCAGGCTTTTTTTATGACTTAAATAGCGTCATGCATGATACGATGAAAGACGTTAAAACAATTTACGAAAGTATAGATGGTGGTAAAACCATCTATGCTAGGCAACTAGGTTCTGAAGAAAGCAGGCTAGTAATAACAGATGATACTAATAACTGGCGGTACTACCTTAGGTACAAGAATTGGGATACACTAGCAAACGAAAACCCAGCAATACAAGAAACGTTAGAAAAACTTAAAATTCTCGAATCGCTTTGCAACACGTAACAGTCTACTCACTTTTTGATATTACTGAAACTTCTGTAGTACGAAGTTTTAAAGCTAACCAACTTCCGTTTGTTACTAAAACAGGTATGCAAATTAGAACAGAAGAAGAATGGAGATTTCGTAGGAGACAGCAAAGTAATTACGAAGTTCTATTACAAGTAATGTCATTGAGAACACAAGTAATGAATATTAAAGGGCCTATTGTGTGTACTAACCAATTACTGTCAAAGTACAAATTCAATAAAAAGTACAAAGGTAAACAATCTGTTTGGACGTTAGAGTTCGAATCTGAATTTACAGGTGCGTTAAATATAGACGATGATCCGATAGGTGCACTGTACCAAGACTGTAACAATGTTCCTATGTTACAAGATTTAACCGAAACAGCGCAGGTTGGCCCGCATTTTAATTGCCTAGAGCGTAACATATATTTTGAATCAAAAAATAAATAAGGATATGAAGAAAAAGATATTTAATAAGGTTAAACAAAAACTTAAAAAGATAGCTAAAGAAGAATTTACAGCTGATTCTAATGAACTAATTTCAAAAATAGGTGATACCTATATTGTGTTTGACCGGTATCAAATTATACCAAAAGATAATACATTTGAGATTTTTGAAACAAACGGAAAGTTAAGTTACCTTGTTACTACTTATTCATCTGCAACTGCAATTTCGTGGTGTGTTGCAACCAAAGACAATGATTCTGAGTTAGCAAGAAACATCGTACGGTGCGACAATAAAATAGAATATCTTCTATACGACATTGCTCATGCTAAACAAATGTTAAAAACAAACAAATCTGATTCGACACATGGCATATTATTATCACGACTACAAGAGTACAACCTCAATCACTATCGATTAAAATGTAAGTTACATAAATATATACAACGAGCTAAATACATCAAAAAATCAGGATTGAAAAATGAATCTAACCGAACTAGCAGAACAAGACACATCAGCAAAATACGCTAATACTTACAAAGCACAATTCGGAGTAGATATCGACCTTGATAGTCTCACTCTTGAAGAAACTTCAAAATTATTAATTAAGTCTCATGGGCTTATTAGCGAATACAGACACTCACATAAATTTCACACCAGCCAAACCGATTCTTCGTACATGCAAATGATAATGCTTGAAGAAACATTAACGGCAAAGGTACATGAATTAAAAGAAGCAGGAGATCCTGGATCTTTCGGCGGCAACAATAAAAACACAGGAAAAAGTATGAAACCAATTATTCCAGGACAGATGACAGGCGAGTATGCTAACGCCTTAAAGAAAACAGCAATGGGCGAGGATATTTCCGCAAAAGAATATAAGAAACTTAAAAAGCGTGGTATTAGTGAAAGCTTGTTAGATGTACTAGACAACAAAAACACAGCACGTGCATTTATGCGTAAGATTGTTGAGTCTAAGCGTGTACTAACAGAAGATGAAGTTTCATCAGCACAAGTTGTATTAGCGGCACAAGATATGGTTGATAGAGTGCAGAAAATGGTAGAGGACATGGTTGATTTACAACATAAAGATGTTCCGGCATTAGCAGACACTATGAAAACAGAAATCGGTGTAGATCAAGCAACACAGTTTAAAGACACAATGTCAGCGGCGTTACAAACATTATCAGATACATTAACTGTTACTAAAGAACAAATGGACGGCGCTGTAGCAATAGTTACAGGTGAAGAAGTTGCATCTCCAATGGGAGAGTTAGGTGACCTAGACATGGATATGGATATGGGTGGCGACTTAGATGGTGATGGTATACCAGACGATGCTCCAATAGAAGAGCCTATTCCAGTTCCGAGCGACGACTCAGACCTAGGCAGAGATAGAAGATAATGTCAAGTTATGAAAAATTAACAGAAGACCTCAGAAGCGATTTAACTAAGATTTTTAGTGAACGCAATGAAGTTGTTGCTGAAGTGGATTATGGAGAAATACCAGAAGGTAAAATGAGTAGAGAGCAAGCGGAAATGTTTAAAAATATGAAAGCTTTGGTGGGAGAATTAGTTAAAGAAATTAATAAGTTAATTGCGAGTGATCCTAACCGAGATTATAATTTCATTCAACACCCTCTTTATTATACTCAAGAAGCAATTAGTAGGGCAGAGTACGAGCTAAATGATCCAGAACCAGATTTACCAGCTAGATAACTAGAATGAAAATCAAAGAGCTATTTGAATCCGAAGAAGAGAAATTAACTGCATTAAGTCAGTTTTTAATCGGCAGAGCTGATGATGAGCATTCTACATCGACTTTAAGTGTAGATGCATTTGTAGCAATAGCAGACAGAATGGGCATGTCGTTAGACTACGACTCATTAAGTGATATGGTTGAAAGAGGGGTTCTAGATAATGTTGTAAAAGACATGGATAAAGAAAAACTAACTTTTTCAAGTGAAAAAGAAATTACAGATAAAGGTATGTCAGTAGATAAGGCCCGCAATACAGTAAACAACATGGCACAGCGAGCTATGAAAAAGAGAACATAATGTCTAAATTTAGAGAGATGTGGGATAAGGTCCTTAAAGAGAAACTAATAGCAAATACAAACATTGGTGGAGTTGATCTTAGTCTAAACGACAAAGGCAGACTTAGTGCTAAAGGGAAAATCGGCAGTACGAATTTTAGTGCTGATTCAGATGGACATGTACAAGCAACTGGCAAAATTGCTGGTGGTACGATGTCAACTGCTGTTAATAAAGACGGAGACGGTGGCACTTCATTTACTAATAAGAAAGGAAGAACAGTATCGCACACAGCAGGCGACCGTGATGCGTGGGTAAGTCCGGGACCTAATCAAATTTCGAAACGAGTTCCATTGAATAACAATCGTAATTTTGCTAAGAGTAAAGGTATCAATGCCAATAAGAATAAAGATGGTAGCAGGAGTGTTAACATGAAAATAGGACCTGTAGATACCACAACAGACTTCGATGCAGATGGTAAAGGTTCTAGTACTACATGGAAACACAACGACTTTGAATTAAAAGGTAAAGTGAATAATGGTAATTCACGTGTGGATGTTGAGTACGGTGGTAATAGAATAAGTTCAGCAAGGAACAAAGATGGATCCACTGGGTCAACAATACAAACTAAAAGGCCGTGGCACAAAGGCGGTGGTTACGAAACTATATCACAAACAAAAGGTTCTGATGATGTATGGTATTCTCCAGGTCCTAATCAAATCTCAAAAAAATTAACTCAGGAACATCCTATGAAAAAAATACAACAAAATGAATATTTAAATAATTTACGTAAAAATGCCGGGTTAGTATTAAAAGAGCATGCCTTAGATGAGCTAGCAGAAGAAGAATTGATCGAAGCACCAACAGGGTACGACAAAGTTAATATATCTAGATACAGACGTGCAAAGAAAGCAGGCACACTAGGCAACACTGGTCCAATAAATCCAGATGGTACAAGTTTTAGTCCTAACAGATGGGACAAGTATGCAGATATGGCGGCAGAACAAGATGCTGACGATGACGCGTATTATAGAGATGAAATTGGTATCGCAGATCCAAACGAATATGTACCTGCCGATTACGCTGATGAAGTTGGCGAAGAAGATCCAGATGCAGTGTACGCAGATGTAGCAAAGGCAGAAGCAAGGGCAGAAGCAGAGGCAGAAGCAGAGTTAAAAGCTAAAGCGTTAGCAAGAGTAGCAAGAGCACAAGCAGATGAGAAAGAAGATAAACGTGCAGAATGGGACATGAATAGAGCAGACGACCAGTTTGATAATTTAGATTTAGAATATCAAGCAGTTCAACAAGCAAACGCAAATAGAGCTCAAAGACTAGCCGCGGCAAAAGCAAAAGCAAAAGGCAAAATAACAGATATCAAACCATTAGATACACCGCCACCAGCAGACAAGGATTTATCTACAAAACAGTTGCAAACTCGTAGAAAGGTGCAAGATAAGTATGATTTAGATAAAGATTTAGACGTGTATTCACAAGAAGATGACTTGCTTGTTAAAGCAAATAAAGGTAAAGATTTAAAATTTAAGCCTAATCCTAAAAACTTCAAACAAGAATTTGTAAAACCAGATCCGAATGCAACTGACACAGATGATTTTGGGAATCCATTACAAACTACCGATGACTTTGGTAATTACGGTTACGATGAACGTGTTGATAAAGCAAATCATCAGTTGAATCATCCTAACCGACTATTCCAAAACGATA